TGGAGTTATGGTTATGGGAACTAACTATATTTTAAAGTGGGAGTTAGCAGAGAATATGGTAAGACCTAAGTCTTCCTCTCAACACGCTTTACCTAACTATGTTGCAGTAGCACCAAGAATGTATAAGGGTGCTATTGAGTCTTTAGTTAGAAGAATGATACCATTCGCTGATTTAATACAGATAACTCATTTAAAATTACAACAGGTTATAGCTAAAGTTGTACCTGATGGTGTCTTCATTGATGCGGATGGATTAAATGAAGTTGACCTTGGAACAGGAAACGCTTACTCTCCTGCAGATGCTTTAAGATTATACTTCCAAACAGGTAGTGTAGTTGGTAGAAGTTATACTCAGGACGGAGAATACAATAACGCAAAAGTTCCTATTACTCAGCTTACGTCAAATTCGGGTGCAGCAAAAACACAGATGCTTATTGGAAACTACAATCACTATCTTGATATGATTCGTTCTGTAACAGGATTGAATGAAGCAAGAGATGGTAGTAAGCCTGACCCTAACTCATTAGTTGGAGTTCAAAAATTAGCAGCACTAAATTCTAACACCGCAACGAGACATATTCTTGATGCGAGTTTGTATATGTTTAGAACCATAGCCGAAGGTCTTACTTATAGGATAGGTGATATATTAGAGTATGCAGACTTTAAAGATGATTTTGCAAATAAAATTGGTAAATATAATGTTAGCATACTTAATGACATATCGGACTTGTATATCTACGACTTTGGTATATTCATTGAGGTTGCTCCGGACGAAGAAGAGAAGCAACAGTTAGAGCAAAACATTCAAGTTGCTTTATCTAAAGGAGATATAAACCTTGAAGATGCTATTGATATACGTGAGATAAAAAATCTGAAACTTGCTAATCAACTTTTAAAACTTAAGCGTAAAGCTAAGCAAGAAAGAGAAGAGCAGATGGCAATGCAAAAACAAGCAATGCAACAACAGGCTCAAATGCAGTCACAAGAAATGGCTGCACAAACTGCAATGCAAAAGCAACAACAAGAAATGCAAATGAAGATGCAAATTATTCAGGCGCAATCTCAAGCTGCTATTGCTAAGATGCAAAGCGAAGCTGAGTTGAAAGGTGTTCTTATGGATAAGGAGTTCCAAATGAATATGCAGTTAAGAGGATTGGATTCTCAAAACCTAATGCAGAGAGAGGATAAGAGAGAAGAGGCAAAGTCTTCAAGAATTAGTCAGCAAAATACTGAACAGAGTAAACTGATTAATCAAAGAAAGAATAATCTCCCTTCTATAAATTTTGAATCTAACGAAGATAGTTTAGATGGATTTGACCTTGCTGAGTTCGACCCAAGGTAACCGTCTAAAACTAAAATAATATTTGTATAACTTTGTATAAAATTAAATCTAATAAAATATGGACATTAAAGTAAGAGAAGTATCGGGTAACGAAGAGAGGTCAGTTCAAGAAGTTGAACAAGAACTTTTAGATAAGCACGAGGAAAAACATAATGAAGTTGTTTCTGAAAATGAAACTCCTGAACAAATAGAAGTAGATACAGAACAAAAGGAAGTTGTTAGTCAGGATACTCCAATGGAGTTGAAGGAGGAAGACGTTCTTTCGTTTATTAAAAATAAATACGGTAGAGAAGTTGGTTCTATGGAAGAATTAACTAAGGTTCGTGAAGACAGGGAAGAATTACCTGAAGATGTAGCCGCCTACTTTAAATATAAAAAAGAAACAGGACGTGGGTTTGATGACTTTGCTAAGTTGCAAAGAGATTTAGATGATTCTAATCCTGATAAAATATTAAGAGACTACTTAGTAGCTACAGAAAAAGGACTTGATTCTGAAGATATTGATGCGTTAATGGAAGATTATTCCTATGACGAAGAATTAGATGAAGAGAAGTTTGTAAAGAAAACTAAGTTATTAAAGAAAAAGGCTATTGCTAAAGCCAAAGATTATTTCGAATCTGAAAAAGAAAAATACAGAGTTCCTCTTGAGTCAAGTGGGAGCAACGTTTCTGCCGAAGATAAGAAAGCGTTGGAGGAGTATAAGCAGTATGTTCAACAGGCGAGTACCTATGAGGAGGAAGCTAAACGCAAATCAGATTGGTTTGTTAAAAAGACTGACGAAGTTTTCGGAAGTGAGTTCAAAGGTTTTGAGTTTACTGTAGATGGAGACAAGAAAGTCAACTTCAATCCCGGGGATAAGACTGAGATTCGTAAACAACACGAGACTCCACAGAACTTCATAAAGAAGTTTTTGAATGAGGATGGTTTAGTTGAGGATGCAGTTGGATACCATAGAGCACTTTCCGTAGCGATGAACCCTGAAAAATTTGCTAAGTTCTTTTATGAGCAAGGCAAAGCAGAAGCAGTCGATGATGTTATGCGTAAGACTAAGAACGTGAATATGTCTGAGCGTAGAACACCTGAGGTTACTACAAAAGGGGGAACTCAATTCCGAGCAGTAAATCCCGATAGTGGAAAAGGGCTTAGAATTAAAAGTAGAAAATAAATTATTAAAAACTAAAAAATTACAAAAATGGCAGGACAAGTTAACCCAACTCCGGGATTTGCATTGCAGCCGAGTGCTGAGCAAGTTCCTTTAGCGAGTAACTATATTACAAACTTTGATTTCTTAAATCAGTATCTACCTGATACTTATGAAAAAGAATTCGAAAGATATGGTAACCGCACAATCTCCTCATTCCTTAGAATGGTAGGAGCAGAAATGCCTTCTAACTCTGACCTTATCAAATGGGCTGAGCAAGGAAGACTACACACTAAATATGTAAACTGTTTATCAGGTGGTGCAGCAGCAGACCTAACGGCTACAATCTCAGTAAATGATACATTAGTACCGGGTAGCGGTTCTATCGCTATCAGAGTGGGACAAACCGTAATGGTAACAGGTAACGCAGGTGGTGGCTCAAACAAAGCAATCGTAACAGGTGTCGATACGGCAGCAGGTACTTTTGATGTAGCTTACTACGAAGCAGGTGGACAAGCGTTTGGTCAACTTGAAGTATGTACTGTATTTATTTATGGTTCTGAATTCAAGAAAGGTACAAACGGAATGCAAGGTTCTTTAGAAGCTGATGACGAGATTTTCGAAAACTCTCCAATCATCATCAAAGACAAGTATGCAGTATCAGGTTCTGATATGGCTCAAATCGGTTGGGTAGAAGTAACAACTGAGAATGGTGCATCAGGATACTTATGGTACTTGAAGTCTGAGCACGAAACAAGATTGCGTTTTGACGATTATCTTGAGACTGCAATGATTGAAGCAGTTCCTGCAGAAGCAGGTTCAGGTGCAGCAAGTGCTGCAGGTGATGTAGGTAACAAAGGTTCTGAAGGTATCTTCTATGTGGTAGCACAGAGAGGTAACGTTTGGGGCGGTGGTAACCCATCTTCTTTAGCTGAGTTTGATTCAGTAGTTTCAAGGTTAGACAAGCAAGGTGCAATTGAAGAAAACGTAATCTTTGTAGACAGAGATTTCGGATTTGATATTGACGATATGTTGGCAGGATTGAACGGTTATAGTTCAACAGGTGCAGCTAACTTTGCTTCATTCGGATTGTTTGATAACGATAAGGATATGGCATTGAACTTAGGATTCACAGGATTCCGTAGAGGTTACGATTTCTACAAGTCTGATTGGAAATATTTGAATGACCCAACAATGAGAGGTGGATTACCTACAGGTGCAGGGTCAGGTAGAGTTAATGGACTTTTAGTTCCTGCAGGTTCTACTTCAGTATATGACCAAATTCTTGGTAAGAACGCTAAGAGACCTTTCCTACACGTACGTTACCGTGCTTCAGAAACTGAAGACAGACGTTACAAGACTTGGATTACAGGTTCAGCAGGTGGTGCACAAAATAGCGACCTTGATGCAATGGAAGTACACTTCCTTTCAGAGAGAGCGGTATGTACATTAGGTGCAAACAACTTCTTCTTATTCGCAGAGTAAGCAGATTATAATATGGGAGGGTGTCTTCAAAGACACTCTCCCTTTATTAATTCTAATTTTAATTTATATCAAATGAAAAAAAGTAAAGTATTCATAGACAAGGTCTATAAACTAACAAGAGATGCAGCACCTCTTTCTTTTATGCTGCCAACACGTAACTCACGTAGATTCCCTTTAATGTATTTTGATGAAGACACAGGTATAAACCGAGTGCTTCGTTATGCACGTAACCAAAAAAGCCCATTTGAAGATGAGCAAGATGGTAACGCTATATTAGAGCCAATCATTTTTGAGTATGGTATGTTGAGAGTAGCAAAAGAAAATCAAGTATTACAAAGTTTCTTACACTATCATCCGTTAAATGGAAAAAAGTTTATCGAGGTAAATGAAGAAGCAGATGCACAGAAAGCTATTGAGAACTTAAACCTTGAAGTAGATGCCCTTATTGAGGCTAAAGGTTTATCTATTGATATGCTTGAGAATGTAAGTAGGGTGATATTTGGAACAGACTCATCTAAGGTGTCTACCGCAGAGTTAAAGCGTGATGTCTTAGTGTTTGCTAAGAAAGACCCTAAAGTGTTCTTAGACGTGCTTGGAGACCCTATGCTGAAGCTACAGGGTAATGTTCAAGTGTTCTTCGACAAGAAGCTAATAGCATTTAGAAAAAATCAAAAAGAAGTATGGTTTAATACTTCATCAAATAAAAGTAGAATGCTTACAGTACCTTACGGTGAAGACCCTATGTATATTGTATCTTCATACTTATCATCAGACGAGGGAATAGAGTCATTAAAGATGCTCGAGAACTTATCTGAAGCATAGCATTAACGCTAACTAACCAAGGAGGGGGTCTTTTTTAAGACCCTCTTTTTTTTTACTTATCTTTGTAAAAAAGTTTACGATGATAAACTCAGTTAGAAATACAGTTCTGTCTGTACTTAATAAGAATAACTACGGTTATCTATCGCCATCAGATTTCAATTTATTTGCGAAACAGGCTCAGTTAGATATATTCGAAAATTACTTTTATGAGTACAATTATCAGATAAATAAAGAGAACGCTCGTCAATCAGGAACGGGTGAAGCAGACATACGCAAAGGTATAGAAGAAGTGTTAGATTACTTTTCTGTTACCGCAGGTCTATACACGCAAAGAGGAAATACATTTAGTCCTGTTGCATCTCCATTGGTGAATAATTTATATTCATTACCATCTCCTTCAACTACAGGAAGTGATTACTATTTACTTAATAAAGTATTAATATATCAATCCATAATTGATGAGGGACAAACAACTGCAACAGTTGGTGGTCAAAATAGAATCATTGATACCAACGCAGATTTTACTATAGATGTAAGTGTTGGAGATATAGCAGCAGTTGAGAATGGAGGGGTTCAATACCTGACCATTCTGTCAATTGATTCACCAACGGAGATAACCGTTAGTGGAAACTTTATAAACGCAATTGGATTGTCCTATACTATTATAGCGGCTAATTCTAAAATGCAAGAGGCAGAAAAGGTTACACATAGTAAAATAACTATGCTAAACAACTCTATACTTACAAGCCCAACTATACAATATCCTGCATACACTCAGGAGAATGGATTGTTAAGCGCATATCCGAACACTTTAACATCTGTTGGTCAGGTGATGTCTCAGTATTTTAGATATCCTTTACCTCCACGATGGACGTACTTACAGTTAACCAATGGTGAACCTGTATTTGACCAAAACCAACCTGACTTTCAAAACTTTGAATTACCTCAAGATGATGAGGTTAATTTGATTATTAAGATTTTGCAGTACGCAGGTATCTCTATTAGAGAGGGTGATGTTTATCAATTTGCACAAGCAGAAGAAACACAAAACACACAAGAAGAGAACTAATGGCATACATATCACAATATCAGTATTACGAAAACGCAGGTCAAAATCCTGAAAACGAAAATTGGGGTTCATATCAATATGTTTCCTTGTTTGATATCGTCAATAATTTTATGTTGATGTACGCAGGTAACCATAGCCTTATAAATAACGAAGAAAGATTTAAGGTTTTATTTCACGCAAAGAGAGCAATACAAGAATTAAACTACGATGCGTTTAAAGAAATAAAAGTGTTAGAGTTAAATGTAAATGAAACTCTCAGATACATTCTTCCTGACGACTATGTGAATTGGGTTAGAATATCTATGTACAAAGATGGTGTACTATATCCATTAACTGAGAACATTCAAACAATGACCTCATCAGCTTATCTTCAAGACCAAACAGGTAGAATATTATTTGATGTAAATGGTAATGTCTTAAAACCACAATTCTCTGATATTGATTTTGATAGAATTAATGGGCAAAAGAAAA